GCATTGAGTGTATTATATAGACCTATTACAAATAAGGTTCTTAATATGCACGACATAGAGGAGTACAACCCTAACGAGCAAAAACAGAACTTAATGAAGTTGGCTCCTCTAGATGTTGCGATAGGTGCAACGCTTTTTTTTTGGACTTTAGAAAGAGACTTACAGAAAGCTATCCTGAACTATTCAAGAAAACAGATGAAGAAGATGAAGAGCAAGACTTCTCAGCAAGAGGACAATTCGGTAAGCAATGGGGTTGGTACAATTCAATCTACTCTCTCGCAGGTGGAGACGTTACTAAATTCGAGCAAGTCACAAGACTTAACGTTTTTCAATGTTTCACCCATCTCACTTACGAAAAGCAAAAAACAGAAATAGAACAACAAGAACTTAAAAGAATTAGAAAATGATGTACTTCGATTTAATAGACAAACTAAAAGAGCATTTTGATAGTGACCCAATAGTTAACACCACAACTAAGGGAGATATTTTTAAGGTTGACTTATCTAAGCAATCTATCTTCCCTTTATGTCATATCATAGTTAATGATGTAACATTTCAAGAGAGTGTTATAAACTACTCTGTGAGTATTATAGCTATGGATATAGTTGACTTCTCAAAAGAAGAAGGTGACGCATTCAACGGTAATAACAATGAGGACTATGTACTTAACACAATGTTACAGGTACAGAATAGAGTCTATGACCTACTTAGAAGAGGTGACCTACACACAGATAAATTCCAAGTAGATGGAACTCCAACTTGTGAGCCATTCACAGATAGGTTTGAGAACGTTGTTGCAGGTTGGACTCAATCACTCAATATCATAGTACCTAATGATGGTACTATCTGCTAATGTCAGAGGTACAAAAATACCTAGATGAGTTCAAGAGAAGTATTATCTCTGAGGCTAAAAGAAATCTTCGTAAGCAAAAGACATCAGGCGACTTATCAAAGTCTCTTAAATCGCGTGTAAAGGAGTCTACGAATAGTATAGAGATTACCTTCAGAATGAAAGCGTATGGATTCTTTCAAGATAGAGGGGTTAAGGGTAAAGAGTCAGGTAAGTCATTGAGTGGATTCAAGTATAAAGACAAAGCACCACCCGCCTCTGCATTTAGTCAATGGGCGATTAAGAAACTACCTAAACAAACTAGAGACAGTAAAGGTAGGTTTGTATCTAGGAAGAGCCTACAGTTTGCAATAGCTAGACATATATATAAGAAAGGTATTAAGCCTACCTTATTCTTTACTAAGCCATTCGAAAAGCATTTCAAGAAACTACCTGAAGAGATTATCGAGAGGTACAAATTAGACATTGATAAGTTATTTAATCAGATAGAGGGCACAAACTTAAAAGATAAAAAATGAGCAGGATATTTACACGTTCACCTTACATAGTTGAGATAAACGAAACAGGTCAAGAATCAACTAGAGTAGAGTTGTATATTTGGAAGGAAGGAACTACAGAACCTACCTCACCTCAATACAACCTATCTAAGAACATTCCTGCGTCTAATCTACCTAGCACTACTTATAATGTATCTCCATACATTAGAGAGTATATTTCTTTTAGTGGATATACTGCCAATGTGTCAGACACTCCTGAAGATACAGATACTAACTTTTACACCAATGTTAGAATTAAGTCTTTCTATACTACTGCATTAAGTCAGTCTGAGTCTAGTAATACTATACATAAAGCATTTGATGGATACGGTACTTATGAAGAGGGTTATAATCCTTCTTTAGGTAGCACTACTGTACTTCTAGATGAGGGTACATATTACTATGATGAGAACACACACGCAGGTTCTATCAATATGAATCTCGCAGATATTCAAGAGTATGTAAAGTATACAAACTTAAATGATGGTACAGAGATAAACGTATCGTTTTCAACTAATGAGTTAAGGTCTTATAATAGAGTACATACTGACAATATCGCAGATGGTAATAAACTAGAACTATATAGAGGATTGAACGTACTTTGGACAGGTTACTTTAAAGCACAATGTGAACCTAAATATACACCTGTTTACATAGACTATGTTAATCGATTTGGTGTGTGGGCAAGAACGTTTATGTTTAAGACTTCTAAGGATACATTCAGCACTACTTCAAGTGAATACAATCTTATGCAGTCAGACCTAGTTAACTACTCAGTTCTAGAAGGTCAGAGAAAGCAATTCAATGTGAACGGACAAGAGTCAATCAAAGTTAACTCAGGTTGGGTTAGAGAGGATTATTCAAACGAACTTAAACAACTACTTGTGAGTGAGAGAATCCTAGTTAATAACAGACCTGCTAAATGTATGACTACCTCTCTAGGTATGCAGAAGTCAATCAATGATAAGACTATCTCTTATAGCTTAGACTTTCAATTCAATAACGATTACATTAACTCAGTTATATAATGAGAAGTGTTCAAGTATATGTAGAGGGACAGAGATTAGAACTGTTTAAAGACGAGCAGATTACTATTCAATCTGAGCAACAAAACATTAAGGATATTCAATCTGTAAAGACTGACTTCTCACAGACTTTCACTATACCTACTACACCAAATAACAATAAGATATTTAAGCATTTCTATGAGTCATCTATAGACGCAAACATAGACCATAACATAAGAAGAAAAGCACATATCGAAATAGACTTAATTCCATTCAGAAAAGGTGAGATTCAGATTGAGAAATCGCAACTTAAAAGAGGTCAAGCAGAGAGTTATTCTGTTACTTTCTACGGTGAGGTTGTAGCGTTAAAAGACAAGTTTGGAGATGAGTTATTAAGTGATATATCAGAGTTGTCTAATGAGTCTTATTCTTATACTGCGTCTAACGTTTTAGCAACCGTTCAAGACGATACATTTGGCGCAATTAAATTCCCTTTAGTTTTAGATAGGACTGTAAGTTATAATACGGGAGATTCAGACGATATATCTCACTCAGGTAGTGGTGCTATACATACAGATGAATTATTTCCCGCCATCAATATGTTAACATTGTTTAACGTATTACAAACTAGATACGGTATAACCTTCTCAGGTACTTTCTTTTCTGACGATAGATTCAAAAGGGCTTACCTTCATTGTAAGAATGCAAACGAGTTTCAATTCATTACTAAGAACGTTGATATACCTTTAACTTCACCTCTTGCGGATGGTGCAAACTTCAATACCTCATTGAGTGTATCTGATTACGTTTACGATAGTTCTGTAAACATATCTAACCAAGAGATAACATACCTATTCCCTAGTGCAGGAACTTACGCACAACAATTCGTTGAGCATTACGTTGAGATGATTATTACTGACATCTCTGACGCTACACAGACTTACTATATTGATGTGTTTAATAATGGGGTTATAGAGAGAGTCATTCAAGGTCAAGGTAACGTACCTAAATCACTTACTCCGTACTACAATAATCAAGGGTTAAACAATAACTCTTTTACGTTTAGAGTTAGGGCTACAGATGGTATTACTTTTACTAGTACAATAGCGTACTACCAAAAGTTCACAGGTATAGCTTCTAATGGTGCAGTAACTAACTTATTTAACGTTTTCGGTGGTATTGATTCTATGAATCTTCCCCAAGACTTAGACGTCACTCAGTATATACCTAATATGAAGGTATTAGACTTCTTTAAGGGTGTACTAAATATGTTCAATCTAACTTGCTACGGATTAGGCAACGATAAATACCAAATAGAACCTTTGGATGATTGGTATCAAAAAGGTGCAGTTATAGATATAACGCCTCACGTAGACATAGATACAATAGACGTGAATAGAATACCATTATACAAGAATATAGACTTTCAATACAAGCCTAGTAAGTCAGTAACTAACGAAGCGTTTAGAGATTTATTCTCTAGAGATTTCGGTAACGCTAGGAGTTCATTTGATTATGATGGGGGAGAGTATCAGATTGAGTTACCATTCACTAACTTAATGTTCAATAGGTTTACAGATACTGACCTACAAGTAGGGTTCAACGTTGATACAAGTTTAAACTCATACGTTCCTGAACCTAGTATATTCTATATGTACGAGTCAACTAATGCAGACTTCAATATGAACGATGGTTCACACCAAGCATTAACTAGCTACGTTCCTTTTGGACAAGATGTAAAGTATCAAGGAGGTACATCTTCTCTTAACTTTTCTGCGGACTATAGCACGTTACTAAATGAGCCTAGTCAAGTGAATTTATTTAGTAGTTTCTACTATCCGTATTTAGGTAACTTATACAATCTTAAGAATCGTAATATAAAACTTAAAGCTATACTTCCTGTAAGCCTCATAACTTCATTACAGTTAAACGATAGGTTGGTCATTAGAGATAAGAGGTACATAATAAACTCTATGAATACCAACGTGACTAACGGAGAGGTTTCACTAGATTTGATACAAGACTTTAGAGCAACATTAGCTGAGACAGGAGTTCCTATTGTTGACATTATTAAACCTGACAATTCGGCACAATGTTTAGATATTAGAGTATTACTTCCGAAGAACTGCGTAAGTGCTTCAATCTCAGGTAGTTCGAATATTATAAGTATAACACCTACGACCATAACTGAAGATTCAACTATCACAGTTTGTATACCTGAAAATGTTGTGGTTACGGGTCAGATACTTACAGAGGATGAACTATTCAATCTAGCATTAGAAGATGGTAGCGGTAACGATGTGCTACAAGAAGAAGGAACTGTGATACCAAGCGAAGAGGCTTATATTTTAACAATAACTTACACCTTCTTAAATGGTTCAACTGCGAGTTCAACACAAGTAATAATACAAGAACCTTAAAACAATGATTAAAAACTTAATAGACGTATTAGCCATAGACCCCTTTTTAAACGAGTCTAAGAGCATACAGATAGCAAAAGGTATAAATACCTTACCAAAAGATTTTAAAGGCGTTAGAGAGCAAATAAAGAGACAATTAAAAAATAAGAAATAATGGCTGATAGTAACAAGACTATAAAAATAGACGTTAAAAACAACTTTAAACAGACTGAACAAGATGCTTCAGGAATGAATTCGAAGTTGAAAGAGACTACGAAAGTATCTAAAGGATTAGGTACTTCAATCAAAGGTGCAACATCTAGTCTATTCAATATGCAGAACCTAATGACAGGGTTTGCAGTTGGTGCAATTGTCGGAGGTCTTAGCGCAGTAACAGGTGCGTTCTCTTCTCTAGTATCTACATTCTCAGGATTCAGTCAGTCATTAAGTGGACTTCAAGCTATCTTAGGCGCTTCCTCTTCAGATATGGAGGTATTGTCTGACCAAGCCAAACAACTAGGGGCAAGTACACAATTTACTGCTCAAGAGGTTGTAGGTTTACAGACTGAGTTAGCTAAGTTAGGATTCACTACTAAAGAGATTCAAGCGTCTACAGAAGCTACTCTTAACCTAGCGAGTTCTCTAGATGTTGGATTAAGTGAAGCCGCAATGTTAGCAGGTTCTACCTTACGTGCTTTCGGTCTTGACGCCTCAGAGACTTCTAGAGTAGTTGACGTAATGGCTAAGAGTTCTTCTCAAAGTGCATTAGACTTCTCAGGATTACAAGAATCACTAAAATTAGTAGCACCTACTTCTAGGGCATTAGGTGTTAGTTTAGAAGAAACTACTGCTTACTTAGGAGTCCTTGCGGATAACGGTCTTAAAGGTTCTATCGCAGGTACAGGTTTAAGTAAATCCTTTATACAACTTACTAAGGCAGGAATACCATTAAACGAAGCATTAGAGAAGGTAAAGAATAGTTCTAATCAACTTAATACTGCGGTTGAATTAGTTGGTGTAGTTGGTGCTAAATCTCTTCTTACATTAGCTAACAATGCACCTAGAATAGACAAGCTAAAAACGTCTTTAGATGGTGC